CACATCTTGACACTAACCAATCAGCTTGGACAGGTGTTAAATGGGGAACTGAAAACTCAGTTGAATGGGAAGCATCAGTTATGTTACCAGCAATTGATAATCAAAAAACTTGGGCTGGTTTAAAATTAACTAATGATCAATTAATTGCAACTGATGCTGATCAAGTGTATTTTAAATTTCAAACAGACGCTACTAACTCAGAGTCTTTTGATGATTTTACAAAATGGCACTTTATACACAGTATCGGTGGAACTGATTTCATCAGTCAAATACCAGTAACTGTTGCAGCAAATACGCCTTATCATTTAAAAATTAAAATTGATGCTGATAGAAAAGCTACAATTTTCATAAATGGTATTCAATACAATGTAACAACTACATCTGGAAGCACAGGTGGTACTGCGGTAACTGCGGTTCAACCAGGAACACAAGTTCAAAAAACTGGTGCTTTAACTAACGATGTGGATTTTATTCCATACGCTGGAATTGAAGCAGGTGCAGCAGCAGCTGAAGCTTTAAA